CACGACTGTGACTGCCACAACTGGAATATTTGGAGGTACTTTCTAATGGCTGCAACTGGCTACACCCCTATATCGCTGTACTACAGCGCCACGGCGTCTTCTGTTCCGCTGGCGGCAAACCTCGTTGCAGGTGAGCTTGCGCTGAACACCAACGACGGCAAGCTGTACTACAAGAACAGCAGCAACGTGGTGACCCTGCTTGCTGGAGCCACATCTGGCCCAGCGGGCGGCAGCAACACCCAGATTCAGTTCAACTCCTCGGGCGTCTTGGCTGGGTCTGCCAGCTTGACATGGAATGGCACAACGCTGTCCTCGTCCTCCATCACCAACTCTGGCCTGACCACGGGCCGTGTGGTCTACACAACTACCGGCGGGCTTGAGACAAGCTCCGCTAACTTGCTGTACTCAGGTGCTGACCTGACTGTCTACGGACTCACCGTAGGCCGAGGACTTGCTGCTATAGCCACAAACACGGCAGTTGGTGCTAGTGCGCTGGCGGCAAATACCACTGGTACTTTAAATGTTGGCGTTGGTTATCAAGCTGGACTTGCCAATACTACTGGCGCTGCAAATACTTTTGTAGGGTATCGGGCTGCTGCTGCTAATACCACAGCAGGCAACACAACCGCTTTCGGAGCTAATGCACTACCCGCCAATACCACTGGCGGCGACAATACAGCAGTGGGTTCAGCGGCTATGAACGCAAACTCTACTGGCGGCAGCAATGTTGCAGTAGGTACATCTGCACTTGCAGCCAACACCACCGCCAGCAACAACACTGCTATCGGGCATAACGCTGCTACTGCAAACACTACAGGCGACCAGCTTGTTGCTGTTGGAAAATCGGCACTATCATTAAATACCACCGGAGTAGGTAATGTCGCTGTAGGATATGTTGCTCTCAGAGACAACACCACCGGAGGAAGCAACACCGCCGTAGGATGGGCGGCTAATATTTCCAACACCACTGGCAGTAATAACGTAGCTGTTGGATTGCACGCCCTTCAAGCCAACACCACCGCCAGCAACAACACCGCTGTGGGGTATCAGGCTGCTTACGCTAACACCACCGGTGGAAACATCACCGCTGTAGGCTTTCAAGCGCTTGACAGCAATACCACTGGCTCAAGCAATGTGGCTATTGGTCTTCAAGCCCTCCAAGCAAACACCACCGCAAGCAACAATGTAGCTGTTGGACAGCAAGCATCTTTTACCAACATCACAGGTTCTGGCATTACGGCAATTGGTCACGCGGCGCTGTACAACGCCGACGTAGGGTCAGTCTCTGCATTTGGCTACCGCGCTGGCTACAGCCTTACTTCTGGTGACACCAATTTGTTTGTAGGAAATGATGCCGGGTACGGAGTCACCACAGCAACTTCCTGTACTTATGTCGGCCCGTTTGCAGGCCCAGACACAGCCACAACAGGCACTGGCGGCAGAAACACTGGCATTGGATATTCCACGTTCAGTAAAACAACTACCGGAAGCCGAAGCACTGGAGTTGGTGCATCCGTTTTGAACGCGAACACTACTGGTAGCAACAATGCGGCCTTGGGTGATGAGGCGCTTCTCTCCAACACGACTGGGTCAGCGAACGCAGCTTTTGGTATGCAGTCCCTTCGTTCCAATACCACTGCTGGGGATAACACCGCCGTTGGGTATGCAGCCCTCTACACAAACACCACTGGCGCGTCTAACACCGCAATGGGTCGCCAAGCCCTCTTTTCCAACGCCACCGGCGGCAGCAACACAGCTATTGGTTTTGGGTCTTTATTTAACAACACCACCGCCAGCAACAACACCGCTGTGGGGTATCAGGCTGGGTATAGTAATACTACTTCTGCCAGCAACACAACACTAGGTTACCAAGCTGGATACCAAAACGTAGGAGCGCAAAACACATACGTTGGAGACAATGCCGGTAATGGCGCGGGCAGCGGAACACAGACCGGTAGTGCAAACGTATCCATTGGGTATCGTTCAACTTTTTCATTGACCAGTGGTTCAAATAACGTAGGTGTTGGAACCAATGCCCTCAACTCTAACACCTCCGGAGCTAACAATACGGCGTTGGGTCACCAAGCCCTTTACTCTCACACTACGGGCAGCATTAACACGGCGGTGGGCTATCAGGCGGCATACAACGTAACATCCGCCATACGCACCGTCGCTGTGGGGTCTTCCGCCGCATTCAGCACAACCACAGGCACTTCAAATACAGCCTTGGGGTGGTATGCCCTTTACTCCAACACTACAGGGGGGTTCAATGTGGCTGTGGGCAGCGAATCGCTGCAAAACAATACAACGGCTGATGCTATTACAGCGGTGGGATATTTTACGTTAAATAAAAATACTACCGGAACTAACAACACCGCCGTTGGTAATAGTGCGTTGGGGGCAAACACCACCGCCGCAAACAACACGGCGGTTGGGTCTGGTTCGCTGGGGGCCAATACAACTGGGGGCACAAATACGGCAATGGGGGTGTCTGCACTTGCAGGCAACACTACCGGCGCAAACAGCGTGGCTGTTGGCTACCAAGCATTGAACAATCACACCACCGGAGGCAACAACGTGGCTGTTGGAGCAGTAGCGCTACTAGCTACTACGACAGGTAGCAATAACACGGTCATTGGTTATGGTTCCGGTAACGCAATTACCACTGGCGCTAGTAACACCATCATCGGCGGCTACTCAGGCTCTGCTGCTCCCATCTCTGCTACTGGCAGCAACTTTGTTGTGCTGTCGGACGGTGGCGGTAATATCGTAGCCTCTGCCAAAACAGGCAACACTTTTACTTTAGAAGGTGGAACATTATCTGCTGGTACAGGCATTTCATTCCCCGCTACGCAATCAGCTTCAGCCAATGCCAACACGCTGGATGATTATGAGGAAGGGACTTGGACACCAGCAATAACTTTTGGTGGCGGGTCAACTGGAATAACATATTCTTCTCAATCAGGATTTTATACAAAAATTGGAAACACCGTTACCGTGCAATTTAGAATAAATTTGTCTAGTAAAGGTTCCAGCACAGGAAGCGCTGTTCTTGGCGGCCTACCTTTTACAGTTGGAGGAACATACAGTCAGAACTATCTTATCCATGATAACGCTGCTGGATTTAATGCTGGGTTTGGTATGTACTGGTCAATGGAAAATGGTGTCACTAGTGGCAACTTGCGCCAGATTGGTACAAACGGCAGCAATGCTTTAGATAACACAAATTTTAATAATAATACAGCAGTATTTGGCATATTAACTTACAGAGTGTAATCAAAGGAAATACCATGTCACTTATTAAAACCACCGCCGTTGACCAAATTACCGTTGCCGAGAACGGCATTGTTCTTTATCGTGAAGCAATTCGCGTAATGGAAGACGGTAACGAACTGAGCAAGACTTTTCACCGTACAAGCCTGACACCGGGCCAAGACCTTACTGGTCAGCCCGCCAGTGTTGTGGCAATCTGCAACGTGGCTTGGACTGCTGAAGTTATTGCCGCGTATCAGGTGGCACTTGAATCCACCCACCCTTAAATTGAAGGACTTACCATGACTACTTTTACCACCACCGTCACCCAGATGTACACACTGCCTCAAGAGGCAGGGCAGACCGATGTTGTTGTGAACGTCAACTACCTTGTCACCGGGGTAGATGGCACATACACCGCTGACATTGGCTTCAGCCAGCAGTTCACCGTCCAGCAGGGCGAGGCGTTCACGCCCTACGCTCAACTGACCCAAGCCCAAGTGATTGGCTGGGCTGACCCGCAAACCGTGAGCAATATGCAAGCGTGCGTGCAGGGCCAGATTGACAGCATGATTAACCCCCCGGTGTCTCCGACATCACAAGCACTGCCTTGGGTCGCATAACGGGAAGCCACCACCCGACCTTGGTGGCGCATTGAAAGGACGATGATGGCAAATACTAAAACTCCCATCACTATCGACGGCGTTGAGTACCAGTTTGAAGACATGACCCAAGAGCAGCAAATCTTGGTCAACCATGTCGCGGACTTAGACCGCAAACTTGGCTCGGCAAAATTTAACGTAGACCAGATGCAAGTTGGTCGGGACGCATTCTTCGGGTTCCTCAAGAACTCCTTGGCGCAGCCCGCAGTGACAGAAGCAACCGTAGTGGAGTAAGCATGGAAAACCAGCAATTGTTCAATCTTGTAGTGACTGTTGCTGGGTTTCTGGCCGCTTATGTCTTTAACAACATGACCCGGCAGATTCAAAAGCTCGAAGACAAGGTCAATGCGTTGCCAACCACCTACGTCATCAAGGGTGACTACCGCGAAGATATTGCCGAAGTGAAGACCATCTTGAAGCAGATTTTTGACAAGCTCGACAGCAAGGCTGACAAATGATTGATCCCTTTACCGCATTCGCTATGGCGCAAGGCGCTGTTGCTGGCATAAAAAAGCAGTCGCTCTTGGTAAGGATATCCACAGTCTATATAAAGAATTCAGCAGTTTTTATCAAGCAGCGGATACGGTTCACCTAGCAAGCAGTAAGGCGCGGATTGCTAGTATAGGTAAGACGAATGCACAAATTAGTTCTGAAGCTCTCCAGATTGCACTGGCATCTAAGGCGCTTCGGGAGCACGAGAAGGAACTGAAGGACATACTATTCTACAGCGGGAATGCCCCGGTCTGGGAAGAGATGATGGCAGAGCGGACTAGGCTGGTTAAAGAACGCAACACGCTGGAGAGAGAAGAGGCGGAACGCAAGCAGAAGGAAAAAGAGATGAAGGTGACAATCATTATGAACACACTCTGGATTTCTGGCGCGTCTGCTATCGTTGTACCACTGGTTAGTGTCGCATTTCACGTTATAACGAACAGGGGTTTTTGATGAGTGAAGAGAAAATCCAAGCAATGGAGACCAAAAGCGCCTTGGTCGAAAAAATCACATTTGCTTTACTGCCGTTATTGTTTTCGTGTGTGGTTTACCTCATGTCGGCTCTGTCTAACCTGTCCCACGAAGTCACTATTCTCAATAGCAAAATCAGCTTGGTGGTGACCTCTGACAACAAGCAAGCGAGTAACACAGGCGCTGAGTTGGCAAGGGAAAAGTTACGCCAAGACTTAGAAAAAGAAATCCAAAAGAACAGGGACGATATCCAAGTCAACCGCCTGCACATTGCCATTTTGGAAGACAGGGCCGGAATGAAAACCACGTTTAAAAAGGAAGACAAATGATTCCCATTATTGGTGCGCTTTTAGGCACTCTTGCAGAAAACGGACTAGGGCTGCTGTCCAGCGCCATCCAGGCCAAGGGCAAAGAGGTGGTTGAGAACACGCTTGGCATCAAGATACCCGATAACCCCACCCCCGCCGATGTCGAGAAACTGCGGCAGCTTCAGTATGAGCATGAAGAGCGCCTGATTGAGCTGGGCATCGAGAAGGCCAAGCTGGAGTTGGCTGAGATGGAGCTGTATGCAAAAGCTGCACAGTCCGACGCAGAGAACATCACCGACCGATGGAAAGCGGATATGTCTTCCGACTCTTGGTTGTCCAAAAACATCCGACCCATGTCGTTGATTGCCATCTTCTGCGGCTATTTCCTGTTCGCCATGATGTCAGCTTTCGGTTACAACGCCAATGAGAGCTACGTGACCCTGCTAGGCAATTGGGGTATGTTAATCATGGGCGCTTACTTTGGTGGACGTACTGTCGAGAAGCTGGTAGAAATGAGGAGTTCAAAATGAGCCTAAGTCAAGAACAAGCAGCTTTCCTGCTGGATTTTTGCAAGCTGGTTGAGTACGCGACCAATAGTGGTTTCATGGTCACAGGCGGGGAACTAGCACGCACTCCAGAGCAGCAGGCCATCTACTTCAAGACAGGCCGCAGCAAGACCATGAATAGCATCCATCTCAAGCGTTGCGCTGCTGACCTCAACTTCTTCCGTGACGGCAAAATCATCTGGGACAAGGGCATCCTGGCCCCACTAGGCGCATACTGGGAAAGCCTGCACCCCAAAAACCGCTGGGGTGGGAACTTCAAGTCCTTGGTAGACTGCCCGCATTTTGAACGAAATGTGTAACGGCTTGACCCGGAGGGGTCTGGTGTGGTAGAATATATATTTCGCTCCGACTGTGAGGTGATGGCATGACGACCGCTGCGGTAATGACGTACGACAGTTTGGTCGAAAATGTACAGTCGTACCTCGAACGCTCCGACACCGGAACCATCGATAAAATCCCGCTTTTCATCATGCTGTGCGAGCAGACTCTTGCGGCGGACATAAAGTTCCTTGGGAATCTGACGGTCAACACCAGCACTATGGTCATCGGGGAAGCCACCATTACCAAACCGGCGCGGTGGCACAAGACTGTGTCGATGAACGTCACGGCGGACGGGACGCGTTATCCAGTGCTGCTCCGGAAGTACGAATACCTGCGCGAATACTGGCCCAGCCCGACTGAGACTGACAAGCCCGAGTTCTACTGCGATTACGATTATAACCACTGGCTCGTGGCCCCAACTCCGGCGGCGGCGTATAATTTCGAGGTGCTGTACTACGAGCGATTGCAGCCATTGGACTCCAGTAATCAGACCAACTGGTTCACAATTTACGCACCCCAAGCGATGCTCTACGGCACACTGTTGCAGTCGGCCCCTTTCCTTAAGAACGACCAGCGTCTCCTGATGTGGAAGGCCCAGTACGACGGCATCATTCAGACGCTCAAGTCGGAAGACGTAACCCGAATCGGAGACCGTCAAGCGACGGTGCTTGATACATGACCAGCTTCAACAGCCCCTTTACTGGTGACGTCATTCAGCCGACTGATGTCTCTTTCCGTGCCATTACCCTTACCGCAACGACGCAGCTCTCGTGGCCTATCAACGGCAACGCGACAGACAACTACGCGGCGCGAATCATGGAGGTGTACCTCACCAACACCGCCTACGACCTTTACATGCCACCGGCGAACCAGACTTCGGTTGGCACGGACGCTCTAATCCGCAATACCGGCACGGTAGCACTTGATGTAAAAGACTACCTTGGTGTCAACACCATCGTAACCATTAGCCCCGGGCAGTCGCAGTACATTTACGTTACCACCAACGCCACGACGTCCGGCACGTGGGGTATCATCGCGTTCGGCATCGGTTCCTCCGGCGCTGACGCGGCCACTCTCGCCGGGTACGGATTGGTGGCGATTACCACTACGCTGAACCAATCGCAGCCAGTGACCACATTCAGCACCAACTACACGGCGCTCGGTACGGACCGGGCGGCGGTATACGCTTGGACCGGCGGCGCGGGCACTCTTACCCTTACCGGGGCGACCACCCTTACCAATAGCTGGTTCATGCTGGTCCGGAATGCAGGGGCTGGAACCCTCACTGTCGCGACCAGCGGTGGCGACCTGATCAACGGGTCTTCTACCATCTCGATGCAGCCCGCAGACTCTTGCGTCATCTGCTGCTCGGGAACCGCGTTCTACACCGTTGGACTGGGCCAAGTATCTAACTTTAACTTCACCCAACTCACATACCCGGTGGTGTCGGGCACTTATACACTGACCAGTGCCGACGCCGCGAACGTTATTCAAAAGTACACCGGGACGATCACTGGTAATGTCACCATTGTTGTGCCGCAGACGGTGCAGGTGTATTACATTCAAAACGCCACCTCGTCCAGCGGGTCGTATACCGTAACTATCACCACGGGCGTGTCGGGCTCGTCTAGTGCCACAATCGCTTCGAACCAGCAAGCAACGCTGATTTGTGACTCCATCAATCTGGTAAATGCAAACACCGTTCTAGCCGGGTCATCTTCCATCGGACTCGTAAACGGCACGGTGGCTGCACCCGCTTTGTACTTCGGTTCGGAGCCGACCACCGGAGTGTACAGAGCAGGGACCGGGCAATTCAATATCGCCGTCCTAGGCGTTAACCTCTTCTCTCTTACCGCCACGGGACTCTCCATCCCCGGCACTGGAACATTCACCGGCGGGATATCGGGTGGCACGTTCGTATGAGCCTCAAAGTATTCTCGATCGACACCCTAGCTGGTATTCAGCGCGATGGGACGATATTCGACAAGAATTTCTACACCGACGGCAGGTGGGTTCGATTTCAACGCGGTCGACCGAGGAAGATGGGAGGCTTTAGGGAAATATCCGGAGCATTCACCGGCCCTAGTCGCGGCATATGGGTCAACCCGATCGACAGTTACACCACGGTGTACAGCGGGTACAGCTCGGGCCTTCAATCGGTGGACCTCGATAGTAACGGGGTAGGTTCGAGCGTCACCGACTACACTCTTAGTAATTTCACCGCCAGCGACAACAACCTATGGCAATTCGACGGGTTCTACGATTCTTTTAACGGCGGTATAGCGAGCCTTTTGGCCCACCCGGGCCAAGATCTCAACGCGATCGCGAGCACCATCAATACTCCGGTGCTGATCGGCTCCATAACGGGCACCACACTGTCGGCCATTGGGGTGTTCACGATAGCCGCCACGTTGGCGACGTCTACCGTAGTGACAGTAACGTCAACCGCCCAAATTGGGGCTGGTCAATCGGTTAGCGGCACTGGAATCCCATCGGCAACCACGGTGGTGTCCGTTACTAACGCCACCACTTTCGTAATATCCGCCGCCGCTACCACAAGCGGGGCGTCGACTCTCACTATTGATAATAATATATCCGTGTCGGGTGGTGTGGTCGCCCTGCACCCGTATATATTCGTATACGGCAATAACGGCTTCATTAAGAACTCGGCTGCTGGCAACCCGAATGACTGGGTTAGCGCCGATGCAAATGAGACTAACGTGGCCGCAGGTAAGGTGGTGCAGGGCTTCGCAGTCCGTGGCGGCTCTAATGCCCCATCCGGCCTTTTCTGGTCCACCGACTCTCTGATCCGCGTCTCGTACATC